GTACATCAGGTCAGTCAAAATTCCAGTAACGATTCTCACATCCTATGCTCACAATTCGTCCCTCGGTGCAAGCTCAATGGACTCAAAATGCTCACCATGAGACCAGCCATTCTCGAACCATTTCTCCAGCTGTTGCTGATATGGTGCAATCTCGACCCCAAGCCTGTGCTCTTCATTAACGGCCCCCAAGTGTCGTGCATACCGCTCATACACCTCAGGTCCGTGCTGAAAAGCTTCAGCTAATACAGTCTTGATTGCCACACGCGAGTCTTCGAACTGGTCCAAGGCACCCCTCCTAAAACAGTGGAGTGTCTTGTGCAATGACATCTCATCAAGTGGGCAAAAGGATACATCAATCATAGTCACTGAACCGTCACCGCAATGTCCAAGAACCATATCGTGAGTGAACTTGCGTTTGAGAAAATCAGCGTCAAAAAGCGAGATCAAAGGAACAGACTCAGTTTTCTTGTCGGCCATCGTGTACGTGATTCCAACCTGTTTGAACTGATCAGCCAAGGTAGTATGGTTAAACCAATCACACACTCTATGTGAAACTCCCATAATGTTATCATCACCATACGTGATGAGGCTAACATTATCATTGAATCTCTCAGGGTGGTTACCTTTAGCAGCAGCTGTGTAATATGCAGCACGCACATACAACGAATTCACAAGACAATTGATCACTGTAGTGAGGTTGTTACCAGAAGGATTTGAACCTGTCACAGTAAAAATGTCACCTTGTGAACAATACGTTGGGTACATCAGGTCAGTCAAAATTCCAGTAACGATTCTCACATCCCGGTCACTATAGTGGTTACTATACTTGACGAACGACAACACAATGCCCAGCGCACGCTCAGTCACCCGAGCATACATGTTCTGGTCAAATGATGCATAGTCGCCAGCGACTATATTTTCAAATCCAAACTTTGTGATACGATTGCGTAAGTTGAGCCAATCTTCCGAGTAACAGTTAGTTCCAACAGCAGATTCAAAATCAAGACGACATCCTTCAAATGAAAATAGAGAGGCAAAAGTCAACAAATACTTTCGCACTACGAGACTATACACCAAGGGTGCACCAGAAAAAACTCTAACCTTTTCCTTAGTCAACTTAGTCGGTTCATCTTTAAGGTTCGTTTTAAAAATGGGAGAACAAGTACTTCCAGAAGCATAAATCTCTTCCATTTCACCCACTGCTTTCTCAAGTGCAGGCGTCATGTAGTACCTATCATTGACTTCATCATAATTAAAGTACTGACTCTTGCTTCCAGTTGAAAGAAATCCACCTGACGTCGACATAGGCATCCGATCCACACCCCAGCGTCCTGGCTCACCATTGATAACAGTATCATAATCCAAAACTTCCAAACGGTAACACTCATCTGCAATAGATGGACTGTTGATGAGTTTGCTCAGCAAGCTATCAGCAGCAGTGTCTAACACCTCCGTCTGAAACCCCTCAGATATATTGTTGACACCGTCATAATGGCGCTGAAAATTCTTAGCATCATGCATTGGGCTCCCTCCTCCAGGCGCACCATGAGCTCGGGGAACACCAGAAACTCGCGCAAACGCATCAGAGATCAAAGACTTCACTATCTTTGACACCATTTTAGTCAAGGGTGCGCCTGTAACCTTTCCAACATAATGGTTTGTTTCAGGCGGGGGGCAATTGTTGCTCAGTGATTTCCAGTGAGGGCTCTCAACCCGTATTGGGATTTGTTCACCAGACTTTGGGTCATGGTGATGATAACCATCATTGTCACTCTGCACATATACGCCCGTATGTTGCCTACAGTATTCTGTTGTTGCCTCATCCAACATCTTTTGTGTCAACACGGATGCATAACACTCAGATATTCCAAACCCTGCAGAATGAAATCCAATCACCATAGTACCGGAAGAACTTTCTACAACGTACGGCAGGCCACACATGCCACTGACAGTAACACCATTGCCTCGCATCAAATTCGTCGCATCACGTAGCTCGTTCTGGTGCATCAACTTTTGGTGTTCAAGGTACTTCATATCCATAACACGCACGTCATCACGCTCAGGGCAAACAATAGAGGCTTGAACAGGCAGAGTAGAACACTTCACATCCTCAAGTGTACGGGGAAGCAATTTCCTGATACTTTTCCCTTTATCCAAATGCAACTTCATAAGGCACAAATCACTTTTGCCAAGAATAGCACACATACCTTCCGTATACACAATGTCTTTGGTCACCTCTCTACCATAAGTGCTCCGTCCACGTGCAAAGCGCAAAACATCACCATTCTTCAAACTATCAACGAAGTGTTTGTTAATGACCCAAAAACCGCCATGAACATGTGTAACCATGGAACTAACAGTTCCACACCTAACACTCCACACTCCTGACCGAACACCTGGTTTGATATCGTCTGAGAAACAATGAGACTGTCTTTCATCAAAATTAACGAACTGGTCCTGTTTACGCGTTTTCCATACATTTTCCTTGTCATTGAACTGCCCAGCATGCGCTGTTACAGATGGTGAACTAGACCAATAACGAAAACCCATGTACGCTGCTGCAATAACAGGTAAGGCCATTGCAACAGTGGACAAAGAATGGCGACTGGTTGTACACCATGGACTCTGTGCATATCTTCGCTGTGTCCTGTTAATGAAGGAAACAAGAGACAAACCAAACATGTCGAGGCATGCACACACCAGGAAGTTAATTGACCACACACCACTCAAACTTAACACTGCCAGCATGACAATACCTCGCAATTTGAGTGACAACCAATGGAAATCCAAGCCCGTCTTTCTCCGAAAAGAAACCAAACCAATTCGATACAAAAAAGGGTGGTACACATACATGAAGTTTTGAAACATACAGTAAAAGATCATGAAAGCAGTGAGACCAAAGCTAAAACCTGACTCAACAGAAGACTGAGTAGTAGGAACTTCACTCATGGAATTGATTTCACAATCCACACAACAGCCAATGTCCTTACCATGAGAACACAACTTAGGTGAGCTGTGATCCGTGACACCATCATCTTTGGTCTCCCACACACATTCAACGCAAGCCCCTTTTGTCTTATCATGCTTACAAAATGGATCTTCATCAACCGGAACATCAGGATCACACAGATCACATACATCAGGAATATTGTTGTGCTCACATGGAACTGTGGAAAACAGCTTCTCAGAACCTTCCACAACTCTTTTCTGCACTTGAACATGGTCCAAACCAAGCTCACACAAAACCTTGAGGAGAGATGCAAGAGTATTGAACTCTGCACGAATGCGTGGGAGAAAATTTCCATCTTTATCTCGGGTGTCATACACTTTCACCTTCCCACGCCACTGGTTTTTGCACACTTTAGAAGGGTCCCTAGCAGGAACAACACCCTCAACTTCCACATGCACGAACCGTCGCATGATTGAATCCGGTTTGTTACTATAACACGCCGCTTGTAAGTCAGGAACATTAGTGGTGCCCACAACCACGGCAGGGTTATACCAAATAACACCCTTCTTGTCGATATCCGCTTGATTAGTACATGACGGGGCATTGTTGATAAGTTCAATAATCTTCTGTGTCAACATCACTTCAGATTTGTCTGCCTTTGTATTTGCTACATCATCCAGCATCACTGCTGTAAAATGTGGTTCATACGTAGACTGAAATTCCTCTTCCAAATTCAGTCTACCCACAAACTCCGAGCCACACGGCAAACCGAACTTGGACAACAACTGCACTGCCACAATATCCCCGAGAACCGACTTCAACATACCTGAGTCGCCGCTTATCATAACGGCAAACGGCTGTTCCCGCAAAGAATTACCTTTCATACGAGACATTACATAACTCAACAAGCTTTGTAATTTGATTGTCCCCCTCACAATGGAAGAGTTAGTTTCGAATGAACGCGAGGCCTCCTTGCAATCTGAAATAAGTTTGCTCAACATCAACATACAATCGGCGTTAGACTTGCAACCAATACGCTCATAATTCCCGTTCCTCACATCAGTTTCATGGGCTAGCACATCATTGACTCTCGACATTAGTTCCCAATTACAAAAATTATCTGCAAAGAAACCCTGTTTGTCCGATGTGCGCTGATAGTACTTCACACGTGAGTACAGAGACGTAACAACTTCGTAGAGCATAGCCGTTGGGTTCACATCTTTCCCTCCAAACACAAATTTAGATGCAGAAGAAGACAAAAATTGGCGATAATCAAAGTGTGAATTAGTGACTTGTGCAATAAGAAACCCCACTACACAAGCAACAACTAACACTACTTTACGCATATATTCAGTCACCACAAACGATTGAGTAGTGGGAACACCTTCCCGACACATATTCTCCACATTCTTGAAAACCTCATGTGACAGAAAATCTGCCGGCACAGCTGGTTCCTTGCTCAAGATGATTGCAAGATACCCTACATCCACAATTAGTCGTGACAAATCACGCTCCTTGTCAGGCTTCTTGAGCTCGCGACACACGCTGTAGAAGAAAGTCATGATGCCAAACATAGTTGACATCTCCAAAGCCTGTGCTTCAGGGTAAGAACGTAAGTCCGGGTAATAACGCCGAAGACAGCGCAACATTTTGCGTCTATGCCTTCGGTAATGTTCTCGTGGGAATTGAAATCCCATTTTCAAAATAGGATGTTGGGCTTCAAACGCCTCAAACAACGCAGCCTGCGTCTGCGGGAGCGTGCGCTGACGGATGCGCGCTTGGATGGTCAAATGGACAAGTCCACCCAAGGCCGCACCCCACACAAATGCCAGGAAAAATCCAAGCACAAACTGTACCTCATATGAAAAATCATTAGAAGTATAGTTAAATTGCAAACTGGGCAATAAGCTGTCATTCACTGACACAAATTCATTATTCTCCATAGAGTAAATAGCGTTTTTATTCCCATAGACATCGACCATAGTGACAAATTAAAAGTTTGGGGGGTGAAGGTTTTGACTAGACCTACAACTAGTTTTGGAAGGAACCAGATTCCACTGGCTGTCCCTGGTTGGTGCAGAAACAGTGTGCACTACAATGCACATATTATTCTTATCTATTGAGGTTAAATAACAACCAGTCATGCCAGTGGACTTAAAAAGCCTTTATGACTGGGTGCCATTTTGTCTCTGAGTCGACCCTCAATGACAAAAGACCACACACGCCTTCATCTACAATCACCAACGTTTTCGTCCTTACGATTTATTTCACTCGTCTTATATCAGGAACAACATGAAAATTTTTACTTTTTGGTTGGAAATTATAGGTACACACGACCAACATACATATACAACAAAATTAAACAACAGGGGCCAACGTCGAATAATAGGTCATGCCCGGTACAAAAGTAAAATAGTATAAACCATAATCAGATCCAGCAGCAACGAACAAATTGTACGTCAGATCACTAGTTGTTTGGGCAGGCAAATAAGACAATTCTACATTATCAAAAGCAGTGTTGTCCAAAACCATACCCTTCGTAACTTTCGGCATCGCAACACTTGCATACCCAGTGTTATAATGTGGCACGTTAGTTTCCAACATTGGATATACGTCAACTGCCTTGTCCCTGCCGGCACCGCCACCAAGCGTGTTCCAACTTACTGTGTGTATATAAGTAGATCCTCCCAAATTGGTAACACCAACCTGGGTATGAAAGCCAGGATTAATTATTGGATTTCTCGTTAAACTGAAATCATCAATGTGTTGACTATCAGTTGTTTTGTTTAACACTGCCTTGTATCTCACAGACCCACGTTCCAAAGCAAAACATGTAGCCATGTATGACATAGGTACGAATTGATACATAAATGAATCATCAGTCAATGCAACAGTGTCTCGGCCAGTACCAGCAGGCACCAACCCTGGTGCACGAGGAAATCTGGAAAAATTCCTTTTAACCAAATCACGTGAAGGTTCAACGTAATGCTCCATGTAAAACGAGCAGTATCGCCTTAGATAATTCCTAAAGGACACGATTTGCTCACCACCATATATGGCAAAGTTTGAAGGATCACTACACCCATTCATCACCTGATGTGAAGGCTCGCAACCAGACTGGGTTTCAGGCAAACTCAAGAGAGATATAGCATTGGAACCACCCATGAACTCTGCTTGTTCCAGTCTTGCATACACCAGCATCTCAATAGCACTCGTTGAAGTTGAAGAACAGACAAGATCAGACACAACAGAAATTTGCAACATACCATTATAGTAAATTGATTCAGTAGGAATGGTCGTCACTGCAACTCCGTCATCGTTGGCATTGTCACTCGATCTCAAGGGCAAAAATTGTGATCCTTGCAACCAGGGAACACAAATTTCCACTTCATCAGAGTCGCACAAGTTCCAAAAAGTGGTTTTGAGCTCTGTGATTGATGATGCTGTACCAGCCGTGCTCGACAAAGCATCATGACGTATCTGCAACCTACCCGTATGAACTCCAGATTTAACCATTTTAAGTCTATAGACCATCATCCCACGCCAGTTAGTGAACAGCCTAGCGGCATGTCCACATGGAGTCGTGTATGTGATGGAATTTTCAGACCATATGATCTGTGGAGTTACAGGTATCCACACATCAGGAGCCGCAGCAACCGTTGAGGGTATTGCCCACGATATCTTGTTAACATAAGATTCACGTGCACAAAAATGTTCCACATTCAATTCGTCAGGAATATCCAGTCTAACCACATCAGGAGTAACACCAAGCTCACACTGGGAGTCAAAGCTCACGGGATGACATGTCTCATTCTGATCCGTATTAGCCAGACTACCGAAAAACTCAGGTTTCATGGTATTAGGCGGATCTAAATTCATAGGACGTGAAAAACCCAGTACCCTAGCAATGCCACCTAAATGTGATGCAATCTCCCTAGTAGCCCTAGCATATCGTGCAACTGGTTTAAACTTCTCTGCATATCCTGCCACTTTCGCAACCGAACTTGCCACATAAGATATAGGTCCATCAGCAGCCTCGTTCGATTGAGTCGTTGGCAATGATACCTTAGGATCAACAAAGCTAGCCGTAATATACACTGTAACATTGTTTATACCAGTAGAGGCATTTTGTAATGGAGATAGCGTTTTCCAATACAATGCACCCACGTTTTGCAACGTTGTAGCAGAAGTCTCACGGACAAACTCAGACGAAAATTCTCCTCGCAATGATATATAATCTTTAACGTATATATACGGCACCAACATTTCAATTGCGGAAGAACCTGTCAAAGGCAACATGCCAGATGAAGGACACTGTGACAACTGCATGTTGGCAGCGAAGGTAGTAACGTCAAACACACCAGTACTCCTAAGATTGTGAAGTGGTATATAACCGAATTGCAAGGCACCATAGTGAAAGGCTGTAGCACTGACACGCACATGTATTCTCAAACCAGCACGCAATCCATTAAAATTGGCGAGCTTGTCTGCAATAAACGCATTCGATGCTAACAAATCATATGGATAGAGTACACCACTACTACTTGCACCAATGGCGACTGACAATTCTCCAATCTTGACTTCCCTAGTTAAAACTCTGGAAAGCAATAATGAAGGATCATCAGTCGCACCATCTTGACGTTGTTCATTCCTAACATCTGTTTTAGAAGAAATAACGTCACTAGAAACAATATTATTAACAGACGTGACCTGTTGTTCATTGTCAAAATTGACTCCTTTTGTGGTAGGAGAAACACCGTTCTTATTTTCAAAATCGGTAAGTGAAGTATCGACGTGTTTCTACACTCATTATGAAACACGTAGGGTCCCACCGACACTGCAATCTCCCTTAAATAAGGGTATCCCATAGCGGGACACAGCTCAACAACTAAGCCATCAGATAATACGTGGTATATTATCCTAGGTAACCAAAGTTGAGGAGGTCGGAACCTATTCTATAGCGCGTTCCCACACTTACGCTAAACCTTTACAGGGCGGCTCCTGACCAGTGACAAGACAAAATTCAGAAACGTTCAAAGTCCAAAGTCGAGTCAATAGTTCAAAATTAAACGGCGAAAAACCTAAGCTGGAATTAAAATTCAAGCCAAAAATGAGATTAAAGTCCTCAGACTGGTGGACGACAGCCCAGCCTGCTCCGGACCATATTGCAACATCAATTTACAATACAGCCAAGAAGGCCATACTAACACACGAGTTGTTAGCACAGTCTGCTGCAAACCAAACTGCGTCCAATTGCCGCGCTTGCGGCCGTACCACACTTAAAGCATAGCACATAAAATAACCTATTATGGG